CCAGTTCAACAACCAGTTCAACAAAACGTAGTACAATATCAATCTCAAAATGCTCAACAACAATTACAACAGTACTTACATCATTATATGCAAAAATATATGCAACATTACATTCCTCAATATATGCAGAATTATCTGCAACAATTTAATTTGATTCAACAACCACAATATTCAATGCAAGTACAACAACAATATCAAGCACAAAAAAATCATGTAGGGCAAAATTATGCTTATCCTACCAACAATGCTTATCCTACCCACAACGCATATGCCATGTAATTTAATATATTAAATAGAAGATAAATACTGATGGATTTTTTTACACTTCTTATTATATTTTGAAATAAATATATTGTCTTTTTTTTGAATATCACAAACGATTTTATTATGATATAATTCGTTTTTTGAAGGAGGATATTGATAAAACCACTTCTTCAAGACTTCTGTGTCAATTATTTTTTTCAATGAATATTCATACTCATATGACATATATAATAGTGCTCTTGCAATAAATCCCCTCGAACAATGATTTGGAATAAATAGACGCTGTTTGTGATTCACAATATTATCGTGTTGTAATCCAACCCATTCTGTATTTCTAGTAGTGTTGATATAATTTTCATCAACATATTTATAATTAGATCGCACTGTATTTAATTCATTGATTGTTTTGGCAATATTATGCATATCGTTGTAATGTGTCTTGTCTAAAAATGAACGTGGTAATATATGTTCCATTGAATATGCGCTTCTATATATATTTTTATCAATATTGAGCTCATTTTTTAGGTATAGTGTAGGCATTCTCGTGTTTAAGACAATTGCATCTTTAAGAATGCTTCCATAACTTATTGAATTCGCACTAAATACATTTTTAATAAGGTTGATACCCATCAAAATCGTATAAATATATTTCATATATTGATAATTCTACTAAGATATTATATAATCATTTTTTATATTTTTACGATTTTGCAATGTCTTGATAAAATGTTTTGACAGCAGAATTACAAATTATTGAACTTGTATCAAAATTTATCAATTTAATTGAAGATGTATTTTTAGCACGAGAAATAGCTGTATATATTTGTCCTGGTGCAAATATTGATGTACTTCCATCTACCTCTATTGCATCTAATGTTGCACCTTGTGATTTGTGGATTGATAATGCATAAGCTAATTTAATTGGCATAAATTTATGATATATTCCGTTATTCTCGTTCTTATCAACATAATAATAAATAACATATCGTTTATTATTATTTTCAATTGTAACACAATTTGGCGTGAGTTCGATAATATTTCCAGTTGTTCCATTTGTAAGACCATCTTCAACATTTATATTTCTGGTTATCATTACATATAATCCTTTGTATAAATCAATAGAATACTCTTTCAAATTATTTGTGTTTTTGTCATTTGTGGTAGGGTTATAGCGAAATATATCAATATTGTCGTCGATATCTTCATATTTAATATTATTTTCGTAATCATACTCGTCATTAAACTTCAGTTGATATGGAAAACACTGAATGATTGAAGCAGACGATACATCTTTTTTATGTTTCTTTTTATACAATGATCTATACTCGAAATCATTTATTTGTTGTACATCACTATTCAGTGAATATAAACGAGTTGGTTTTATATCTTTGTTGAATTTTGTATTTTCCATATTTTTTAATATTTGTTTGGTATTTTTCGAACATTTTCCAAACCGGATTTCTTGTAAAACTTTTTGGAATTCAGTGTCGTCTTTTTGTCTAATTAGTTCAGTTAAGTTAATACATATAGGATTTAAGTTAATCCATGAATTCGATTTGAAACAAAAATCGCCAGATACTGGTGATAGTTGACAAAAATCTCCAATAAAAATAATTTGTATTCCTCCAAATTCTTTTTTATTATCCTTAATATTTTTGAGAATATCTGAAATATTGTTGAGTGTTTTGTCATCAATCATACTAATCTCATCAATTATCAATACATTTATTTCTTTTATTTTGTTATATTTTGTTTTATATTTTTTTATATTTGCAATTGTTTTATCAATACTTGTGTCATATACTCCAAGTCCAATAAAGGAATGTATTGTTTGACCACTTATGAGAGTGGCAGAGCATCCCGTTGAAGATGTAATTGCATATTTTTTGTTTGAACTAATTAAATATTTGACTAATTCTTTGACCAGAAATGATTTTCCAGTTCCGGGAGAACCAGTTATGAATACAGAAAATCCATTTTTAACTAAATCAAATGCTTTTTGTTGTTGCACATTCAACATTATGAAAAAAATAGTAATACAAAATCATTTTTTTCATATTTTGAGACATCTTTTTATATTTTTTTCATTTTAGAATCATTCTTCTTTTGCTCTTCTAGAATCTTCTCTTGCTCCTCTAGAATCTTGAGAATATCCTCGGTAGAAGTATCACTGCTAACCATAATAGCAGAAGAAATAGAATTTTCGATGAAATCAAACATCTGGGATTTACTGATAGCAGTGTGATACATATTGTGTATGTTAAATTAATAACAAAGCGTTAATCATTTTTTAATATTTTTTAACAAAAATGGTAAAAATATATATATTTGTAATATTAACTTTTCCACTTATTTCCACATACAAGGCATGTAAAGAATTGTGTCATATTCTCATCACCAGAACGAATTTGTAGTTCATAATATGAAATTTTGTTATTTTTACACTTTCTGCATTTAATAGCATCAGTCATAGAAACATTTTTAACTTCATATGCATCTTTAAGTTTAAGTTTCTGCTTATTGATAATATCTTCCCATTTTTCTGGGAAAATTTCTTGAAATGTCATGAATGCAATATCATGTGGTAAGAACTCTTTATTTTTCAATCTAGTTATGAGATTTTTATTTCCAATATAAGAGTCTTGTTTGAGATTTGTGTATATTGATCTAGCATTATTGAGATATGTGTCTACAAACATCGTATTAGACCATGACAATTGAATATTATTTTCATTACAATAATCAATAGTATAGTTAAAAATGCCGATTTCTAAATCATTGGCTTCTTCTTTTGATAATGAAATATTTGATACTAACATACTTATATATTTTTCTCTAATACTATGTTGGTTTTGAGAAGACATAATACTGTTAATACCACAAAGTGTAATTGTTATTACATGCATAACATATCATTTTTTTATATATTATAATAAACAAAAAAATGAATATATTACAAATATATGTAACAACTATACAATGGTATATTTACATTCTTTGATAACTGATGATACAAATCTCATCGAACTATATGTAACGCCGTTAATTCAAAACAAAAATGTAGTTAATATTAATGTGAGTGAAGAATTCATAAAAAGAATCAAAAATGAATTTCAAAATTTTACTAATAGATCGAACGAGTATATTACTTATTATAAGGCGGATTTAATTTACACATACGACGGTTCAAATGACAATCAGATTGTTTCATCAAAATATAAACAAAATACTTGTATTTGGAACAAACAACATTGTGATATATTTGGTATTTCATATAAACATTCTAAACTTCCTACCCACGTATTTCCATGTGTAAGTAATATTGATTATAAAAATAAATGTAATGTATGTGAAATAAAATTAACAAATCGTATCAATATTATCATAAAAAATGATGAATATGGTAATTATGTGTATATTGAATACAAACATTCTCCACAGGTAGAAATTGAAAAAATTGAAATCATTATAAATAAAACCATCGAAACCCTATCTAAGATATATATTTAAACATAATATCAATATATTAAAAGAACAATGGCGAATATTCAAGATTTCAGTGATTTCACAAACAATATTCTCAACGATAATACATTAACTAGACATGATAATGATGATGGTTCAATCCATATGCTTGACGGCATCACTGCATATACGATGTGCAATAGTAAAAATAGAGCTAATATCTACAATATTAGGAAACACTGGTTTGTAGATAATTATTTGAAAGATGAAAATCATATTAAACAACCGTATTTAGATTTTTACGAACAAAATATCAAGGACACTTTTCCTGGAAATTTCAACCCCCCTTCATCTTTTCAAGATTTGTTAAATAATCAAAAAGAACATGATGAAATTGTCGAATATAATGATGATGTTGCGTTTCATTATGATGATCTATCAAATCGTTATAATCGTTATTTGGAAGCAATCAAAGAAAAACAACAAAAAAATGAAAATATTGAAATTGATGAAATGTATAATGATTCAGATACAAACAGCAGTTATACAGAAGAAGATTTGACAGAGTATGAAGATGATTTTGATACATATTATGATGATTACGAAGATTATGAAGAAGATTACGATGATTACAATGATTGGTAAATAAGGTATTACTTATGTAAAAATAAATAATTTATTTTTTTGCTTTTATGTAAATCCTATCCCACAGATACCAAAAAAATATTTATTTTATTTTTTTTGAACCTGTATTTAAAAAAAATGACATCTTGTTGATATAAGAATAATATCATATATATAACAAAATGACCCAACTTCCCAAGAACGTAGATGTTAGCAAGCTTCGTTATTCTGAACTTCGTAGTCTTTCTTCTGGCGCCAAAACAGTTTATGTAAACTATGGTGTAGAAAAACTCACAATTCAAACACCTGTTCTATCTGTTCCTTATGGTATTGGAGAACCATATGAAGTTAAAGAGGCTCTCAAAACAGGAGCTGCTGTTCCTGAAAAAGAAAAAAAATATGATCTCACTGTTTCATTTAGAGGAATTGATGAGAATCCAAAGGTAAAGTCATTTCATGATAAGATGAAAGAAATTGAAAATAAAGTTATTGATGATGCATTCACAAATCGTCTTGCGTGGTTTAAAGATGATTTTGATGGAAATAAGTCATTTGTGTCAAAACTCTTTACTCCAATTGTAAAGATTGATAAAGATCCCAATACTGGAAAACCCGTAGGAAAATACCCACCTACTTTCAAGGCTAAGCTTCCTTATGATAATAAATCAAATACATTCATGTTTGATTCGTTTGATATGGAAAATAATGAGCTAGATTTCAATTCTATTATTAACAATCTTAAGGGTGCAAAAGCACAACTTATTATTCAACTAACGGGTATTTGGTTTGCTGGAGGAAAATATGGCTGTTCTTGGAAAGTTGTTTCTGCTAAATTTCAACTACAACAATCTAGTAAATTTAGTTTCGTTCAAGACTCTGATGCTGAAGTAGATAATGACGACGAAGAAGAAGAGGAAGACATTGTGGACTCTGATGTTATGAAAAACCTAACTGTAACAGATAATACAGTTGTGGAAGATGAAGAGGAAGAAGAAGAAGAAGAGGAGGAAGAAGAAGAAGAGCCCGAGCCTGAACCAGAGCCAGTTGTTGTAAAAGCCACAAAGAAAGTTGTCAAAAAGAAGTCTACTTAAATGTAAAAAATGAATAAATCTATAAATTTAATATTTAAATAAAAATAACCAAAAACATATTTTTTATTTATACCATAAACACAATAATGGTTACTATTAAGGACATTATTATATTTCCTATAATGTGAGGGTTGCAATCATCATCCGCTAATATATTTAGTTTATTTGTAAATACACCAATTAATATATCTAATATTTTGTAAGCAGTACGATGAGATAACAATACAAATAATATTCCAGCAATCATCGCAGTTCTTATTTTGTACCTATATTCAAAATGTCCTAATTCAACACCTTTCTTTTTTTGTTGATATTCAGTCATATAAATATTCTATCTTTTTCTTAATATCATAATATATTTTTTAGTTGTTGAAGTTATTTAGTAGTTCAAAAATATATAAGTATGTATAATTGTGAAGTTGTTGATAATCGTTTCCCAAATTAAAATCACTTTCTATATTGGATAGCCACGACGGTATATTATAATAAAAATCATCAATATTGAGAGCAAGTGCTTTGATAAAGTTACAACATATTAGATAATGATCATCTGCATTTTCAAACATTTTTATTACTTCTTTACAAAAATCAAAAACATAACACGATTCTCGTAATTCAAAAGAAGATGGGAAAAAATACGTAGAATTTTGTATATTACTACACAACAATCTATATGTTTTGATTATATTTTTACACACTGGATATGACATTTGTTCAAACCATGAAACATTGTTGTAAAATCCAGCTTTCTCTATTGCCTGTGATAACTCTGTATATGCTTGTAATTCTGTTATCCATTCATTTCTTTCTCTATCATTTGTTTGTAAATTATGATATTTTATCAATAATTCAACTTTATTTAGCACATTTTTGGGTAGCGCTTCTCTTGTATATGGGTTCCATAAACCATTTGTCTTTAAGAAATGTCTAAATTGTAAAATATTATAACAGTATATGTGATTATTTCCATCTTTATAACTAAATTTCAATATACTTGGAATATCATTTACATCATCAAAAGTAAATGGATCAGTATCATTCTCGGGTTTTGTTTTATTCAATTTTATTAATTTGCGATACAATGCTCCTCTCATTATTTTTTGTATTTTAATTATTTTAATTATTTTGCTTTCGTCACTACCAATACGTAATGTATTACTAAACAATTTGAAAAGATTTTTTATAATAACTTTTTTTGATTCGCAAATATTTTTTGACTTATTTATATAAATACTTTCATGAATAATATCAATTAGTTTTGATTTTGAAAAAAGATAATCCACAATCGTTGAAAATATGATAAATTTATGATTATTATGTATTAAATTTTTTTCTATATCTGTTTGTTTTTTGTCTTCTTTGTCTTCTTTGTCTTCTTTGTCTTCTTTGTCAAAAATATCATTATTATTTATGTACCAAAACATTTTATATATTTGTCGCTCTTTTATTATTTTAGGTTCATCAATGCATTCATTCATTAAGTGAAAAATATGATAATCGCTATCTATGTGTTTTTTACAAAACTTGTGATTTTGTATTGCTTTACATTTGCATGTAATACCTTGTCCAAATAACTTGCGATATATACAAAACATTTTTTATTTATCAAAAATTTATATGTAAATATATGTATTTATTTATATAATGAAAAAAAATATTTTTTTGATTTTATAAAAGGTTCTTCTTCTTATTTTTAATACTTAAGTATTATTGTGTATTAACTAGTTCGATAAAGCGATCGTATTCCACAAAAACATATTGTCTGAAATATAGTGGAAGTGTTCGCGAATTCTCAATAATGTACATTCTAAATTCATGAATTTTCCTCAAACACGTTGTTGTTAACTTTTGATATTCTTCCAAGAAACATTTTTTTTCTGCTTTATGAGCATATATGAAATTCAACAATTTCATGATTTCGTGAAAGCAATATAGTTTTTCTTGCACTTTTCCAGAACTCATAAGTGCTATAAGATATACCATTGTAATAGTGTTATTCTTGATATAATTGCTAATCACTATATTTGTATCATTTTGAATATAACTCTTGAACATATGTGATCTCTTTGATACTTTTAATAGAGTATAGTTTTCATACAAGTAATAAACGTTGATGTTTACTTTGTGCCAACCATTTTTTTCGCTTTTATTGAGAATATTGTGAATACAAGACGATTCGTCGTATTGAGAAATTTTATTTCTTGCTTGGAATAATGCTCTAAAGTATTTATGGATAGATTTTGTGAAAGCATCTATAAACGCAAATGATAATTCTTTGTCGAGCGATTCTGTTTCAAGAACGAACATTTGGAATATCTTGAATGTAGCATTAATGCTTGCAGTACTTGTATCAACAATATTTTTGTCAAATTCAAATGAGATGGATGAAACGTCATTGTTACGAATCGCATCGAAGGTCTCTTCGAACTGAAGAAAACTCAAAGCACTTTTTTTAATATCACTAATGATATCGATTTCTAATTCTTTTTTATAGTAATCAAATGCATAATTATTACTTATAATATTTGTGATCAAATGACAACTATTAGACTTTATGTTTGTTCGAAGATTCTTCGAAACAAGAGTCAAATTTGCTACATCTGTAAAACTGATATTATTACCAATGTGATTGATAATAATGTCAATGGGTATATCTTCAAATCGATATGCCATGATAAAGGCTCAAATAAAAAATGACTATGTATATCACTTTTTATCAAAATTTGAAAATATGAGGAAAAATATATCAAAATCACAAGAAAATATATATTCTTGAAACTTTATCAATAAATAATACAGTTTAATGAAAATCAAAAACTTTTGTATTTTTTTCATAAAAAAATTTAGGGGGGGGGAGAGGGGGTAAAAAATAGTAAATTATGGTGCGAACCAGTAGCATATATAGTTTTATTATCGTACTATAAATCAATATAAAGTAGCAAAAGTAGCAATGGCTATTTTCAATTGTAGTTTTTGCAATTACTTTTCAGATAGAAAATATAATCTTAATAAACACGCGAATGCTAAACATCTTAATATAAAATGTGGAAAAACTCATGTTGAAAAAACAGGTGAAAATGTTACCTCTGGTGGTGAAAATGTTACCCCTGATGGTGAAAATGTTACCCCTAGCGGTGAAAATGTTACCCCTGACGGTGAAAATGTTACCCCTAAATATTTTTGTGTAAAATGTAATAAAAAATATAATTCAAGACGATATTTAAGAACTCATGAAGAAAAATGTAAAGGTGTTGATGAATTAACTTGTCCAAAATGCATGATATCATTTTCAAATAGACATCATAAATCAAGGCATATAAAAAATAACAATTGTAAGGCAAGAAGTATCATTTATGCTAGAGAGCCAAACATACATAATGCGAATAACATACATTTTCAAACGAATATTCAAACTCAAAACAATAACTTAATCATAAACAACTTTGGAAATGAAAGACTAGATTATATTTCACATGATGAAATTTTGAAAATGTTAATGGCCGGTATGAACACACTTCCGTTGTATATTGAAAAGAAACATTTTGATAAAAGTTTTCCAGAAAATAATAACATTGTCTATACAAAAGAGAATAAATGTAAAGTGTTAGAAAACAATTGTTGGAAGGAAAAAGATATAAGTTTGCTATCTTCAAAACTCATCCAAGATAATAGCAAAATACTTTTATTATATTGTGATAAGAACGAAATAAAAATAACAGAAGAGATTACAGATGAAGACATGTTCGATCGAATAAAGAACAAACTTGTTATTATTTATAATA